CTGCTCGTTGAGCGCGTTGGCATAAAATACGGTCTGCTCGCCGTACTCGTCCACGTGCGTGAGGCGTAGATTGTTATATTTCGGTTTAGTTCTCACTGATCTCACCCGCCGTATACGTGAAATCGAGGTCGTAGTCACGTTTCTCGCTCGGGTCGAGTAAATCAGCCTGACGGAGTTCCTGATAGACCGTGGGCGGCATTACGTCCTTGGGGTTGTCAATATATGCGTTGAGGTCCATGCCTGACTCGATAGCGCCCTTGACTGCCTCGACCATGCCGAGCATGAGGACGGTGACCTCTTCTTGGGCGTTGTCGTAAATTTTCTTACGCATGTATTTTTTATGTATGAATTTATCCTTCGCGCGCCGTTGGTCATAAATCAACCGATAGACCGCGTGACTGATAACCTTGATTGCTTTGTTAACATCGGCGCCGTTCTTGCCTAAAATGCCACGGATTTCCCCGTCGCTGTATGTGGTGTAATTGGTAATTGTATCGAGGTTGATATAATATTCTTGCAAATCCATATCATATTTTATATATTTACTCGTTGCTAATGCCATTTTTATTGCCTCCTTGATAATTAATAATAATAAGGGTGGGCCGAAACCCACCCTCATAGTGTTGTTATGCTAAATCTTCTGTGGCAGATACGTCATGAATCTTCAAGATGGCTCTTGATGGGTTCGTGAGTTTGTAACCAGATACCATTTCAACTTCAGCGACGACGCCGTTGTAACGTGGCATACCGTCCCAGATACCGACGACGTTAACCGATGTTACTGCGGATAATGCGTCATGATCGTACACGATAAATTCGAGGATGTCCGTGCCAGCTTGCCATGCGATGTTGGACCCGGCGTTCGGTGTGGTCAAGTTGCCTGCGGCACTTTGTAAATCTTCATATTCAAATACGTTCAAGCCAGCAATACGGCCGACGTATGCGTCGCGTACGACTTCGTTGTCGAGGTCGACTGAGCGTTGGAACTCTTCGGATTTAAGCAAGTTGCCATAGACAGTCGGCGATACGATGATAGTGTCTGGATTGGCTTTGAGGTCTCTGAGCGCTTGGCGTGCATCGACGATAATGCCATATACAGTGTTATCTGCGCATGCAACGGTGATGTTATTAAGAAGTCTGACACTCGCCTCATCAACGATGGCCGAGGCGGCTTCGATGTTCCACGCTGCTTTGACTTCTTGTACAGCGGTTTCAAGTTCTGCAGCCGCGATGCCGTACGCTACGGATGCGACTGTCGCACCGTAAATCTTACGAGCGCGGTTGAATTGCTTGTTCAGCGAGATGGTGATAATGCTGTCTGCAACGACTGTTTCGTTGAAGTCGGCGCCCGGCACTGTGGCTGCTACGGTGCCAACACCGGGTTTATGAACCATAATTTGACCGGCAGGCCCAATTTGGTATTTATCGGTGAAGCTCACGCCGGGCTGGAATACGTTACCGGCAAATAGATTCGGTTCGACTAGCGGTGAGAATTTGTCGTCGACTGTGTGCCCTGTCGACGCTGGGTATAATAAGTTTGCCATGATTTAATCCTCCTATGGATTATTTTTTACTCTTGTTATACTTCCGATATCGTGGGTCGTTCGCCATATACGCCTCGGCTTCCGTCTTATCGCTTGGCGCCGTCGTGTTTTTCGGATCTTGTAGCCCTACTTTTATCACGCCGTTCCCTTTCAAGATCGGGTATTTCTTAATAACGCCTTCGAGTTTCGTCGGGTCGTTCCCCGCTAATTTCAGAGCGTCCTCGATGTTATCGGGATGAATCCCCAACTGGCTCGCTTTCATCTTGCTCTCGTATGCCAATTTCTCAGCCGCCCATGTAGCGCGCTCGGCGTCATGCACGGCGATTTTATCTTGTAATTTCTGTGCTTCTGTTTTCTGGCTATCGAGCAATTCTTTTACTTTCTTTAACCCCTCAGCCTCGAACACGTTAACGCCAAGTTCCTTCGATAATTCTTTCAGGATTTCTTGTCTTGACGCCTTCTGTTCTGCGGGTGTTACTATTGGTGTTACCTCCGGTACGATTACCGTGTTGATGTCTGGCATGTTGCCCTCCTATTTTAAGTCTGTCGACTATTTGCATTTATATCACGCACGAGCGCAAGCCCTGCGATAATACCTACACTTAATAAATCACTCGGCGCCACCATCGTGCTCAGCGCCAGCGCCGCGAGCAGTGTCCTGCCTCCGTCACCCTCATGCGGTGTACGGACTGGTGCGACGTCGTCCTCGATGTTGACAGCGCCCATCCTGTAATACGGCACGCCTACGCGTCTGAGTTCAGTCCAGACGAACCGACCCTTGCTCGATGCGTTGAGCATGTCGTAATATCTGTCGCCGCTCGTCGGGTAACCGTACGTCGCTCCCCCGTGAAATCTCACGATGAGCGTCTTGCCATCCTTTGCCACGGCCGATACGTTGCTCGACACCACACTGCGAAATCCTCGGCGAGCGAGGTACTTGCTCTCGCCCTCGGTGTGTACGAGCCGTTGATATTTCCTGTTCTCGTTAAGCGCTTTCTGTGGCATCCGGTGTCACCACCTCGGCAGGCTCAGGCTCGGCAGGCTCAGGTGCTACCTCGATGATCTCGATGTCCTCGTCCTCGAGTATCTCGTTGTCAGCGAGGTTGTCCGCCTGCAGTGCTGACATCTCGGCCTGCGAGATGCTGTTGAAATTGTTTTCTAATTTGATGCGCGCCGACATCGCATATTGCTCGCGTGCGGTCATGTTGTCATGCACGTAGCGCACACCAGTGAGAATATCCCACGATGTTCCGAGCCCGTAGCGCACTTCCTCGGTGCGGTCGGCCTTGGACTTGATAATGTAGTCGTTGAACGACACCTTGATATCAAAGTCAGGCAGCGACGTCACGCCCGTGTTAATGAGATAAAATTCCAGTGTGATTTTCAAAAACTCCTGCAGGAATTCAACCCACATCTCGGCTTTTTTATTCCGCGTCCTGATACTAACTTTCTCGCGTTCTTGCTGTGACGCGTCAGATGCCGCTGTCGACTCCAGCCCCGTCGCGCCGACCGTGAGTGGCGACAACCCCGCGTTGTTGAGCAAGTGCATCGCCCATACCTTGTATGACTCGATGTGCTTCTCAACGCGCACGTCGCCTTGATGGTAAGATATTTTCTGCTTCTCGACGTTCTCGCTCGGCGAGTCGGCGAACAATATATGATCCTTGACAAATCCTTCTGGATAACTGAATTTACCGTCGGTGCCTTTTATCATCAGTTCCTCAGGGAAATATCTGTATAATTTCCCGTCGCGGAACTCTTGTATCCATGTTGATATAATCTCGTCGATGGCGTCGAACGCGCCGTATGATCCGGCGTAGTCACTCTCACCGATAACCGAATAACGGAACTCGCTGTTCGGTAACTTGTTAGCCTTGTACATCGACAGGCGCTTAAAATATCCGTCGAACGACACGCGCTTCAACTCGCGCGTCTGCTCGAGTTCTTTTAACGACGCGAGTTTCCAGTCGCCCTCGCTGGTCGAGAACATCAACTCCTCGAGCTTGTAGTCGATATACGAGCCCTTGCTGTCAACGCCGTATATCTCGCTCAGCCTGAATTTACGAGTGCCCTTGTCGTAGTAGATGAAGAATATATCTTCCATGATACGGCCACTCGCGACGGTGTTGGTATAATTCTCAGGCTCCCACACCTCGATTATCGGGTAGTCGCTCAGCGTCGGATTCCATGACAGTTTCAGCGACGTGCCACCAGACCATGACTCGGTCTCGATAGCCTTGGCAAGCACCATGGATTTGAATTTATTATCGGTGAGTATCTCATCGAGTTTCTCTTGCAAGCCCACCTCGTCGTCACCCTCGACCACGATATTGTAACCGTTGCTGATAAGCAGGTCAACCATCTTCTCAGATATCAACTGCGGAAATCCGCTGTGTATCTTCCTGAAATCATTATCGACCTTCGCCCAGAAATAATTGAGCGATTCCTGCTGGCCCTTGCGATGAAATTTCGGTGCTTCTTTTTTGTAAAAATATTGTATGTCGGTCTCGATACCACTGTACCACACCGAAGTCTCGAGGATACGGCGTGTCAAGTGCTTATCGTTGTGTGTGTCGTGCAATTCGACTAACAGTGGATTATACTGCATCATGATCGC